GTTTTGAAACTATTTATAAAAAAAGAGGGCCCCTTTGGGACCCTCCGAAAGAATGTGAAAAACGAATCACATAAGGTTGAGAACGCGAGTACGTCTGTAGTAGACGTTTGCGTTTGCAGTCAATGCAGCGCTTGACTGAGTGGTTCCACGGGAGAATGGGTTCGCGACCATGCCGTAGCGAGTCTTGAAACCAATCTTTGGTTGGAAGGTGTCCTGACCGATGGAACGGACCATCTGGAGAGGAACGTATGGACAGTAGAAGAGTCCTGCATCATATGCAGAAGTACCCTTATAACCCATAACGTAGAAGTGATCATCTGCAATGTTAGCAGAGTAAGGATCAACATAGACCTTGATACGACCGTTAAGTGTACCAACTAGAGTTGACTCGGTGTCATCAACACCTGCCAAACCGTTGTTACCACCTAGAGCAGGTGCGTAATCAAGAACGCCTGCCATACCTAGAGCACTTGCAACGTCTGCAGAACAGACGATGAAGTTACCCTTCCCGCGACGAGTCTCTTGACCAATTGCGTTAGCATCTCTTTCAATCTGGTAGATAAGTCCTTTGAACTTCTCTGCCATCCAACGACCGTTGGAGTCAACGTCTAGGTCGAATGAACCTGCGTTAGCAACGTTGTTCTGAGCACCTGGTTTTGCAGTTACGTAGATTGTACGTACAACTTCACGGTTGATTTCAGCAAGAACTTCAGCAGAAAGAATGTTAGCAAGTTCTGCTTCAGCGTCAAGACCATGGATCGCCTTAAGGTCTTGAGCGAGTTCTAGTGAATACTCAGCTTTCAGAGCGCGACCTTTTGCTTCAACAGCAACTTTCTCGATCGAGAATGACATCTCGCGGAAAGCGGTTCCTGCAGAAGATCCAAGTGCTTCCTGAGTCGCGGTGTTCATACCACCGACAGCGGCATAGTTACCAGGTGATGAAGCGTTAAGAACTGAAGGGTTGGTTGCATCCTCACCAGTTGCGGCAGAATATGCACCGTCATCAGCAGAGAATCCAGAAGGAGTCTCGTTGTAGAATGCTTCGTTGGTGAATACGTTTGGAGTCGCACCATTACCATCGCGGTCAGTACCACGTTGTGAACGCATTGCGAAGATGAGTCCAGTTGGACCAGACATTGGTTGGACACCACAGATGTCATATGCCATCAACTTAGGCATTGAACGGCGGATCAAGCTGATTAGAACAGGATCGAAACCAGCAACAGGTGGGTTACCACCTGAACTTGAGAAACCACCAGTACCAGCTGAGTTGGTTGGAGTCTCATTAAGCATTCCACGCTCTTCACGCATGAAACGTTCTTGGTTCTCTAGAAGAACAGCAGTAACTGCGCGTCTATGACTGTCTTGGATGTTATCAAGACCAGAGTGCTCGAGTACGGGAGCCCACTTCTCTTGAAGGTTTTCTGAATTATACATTTGGGATTTTCTCCTAGTTGTTTGTTATGTTAGGAATCTGAATTATTTATAGAAAATTCAAGTAGACCATTTGGAAAGCGCGGCAGCATACGCAGCCATAGGACCTTCTTCAGAGATCACTTGAGCTTCTGTTACAAGATCTTCAGACGATGAAGCTTGTGTTCTAGGAAAATAGTTTTCCTTGATCGTTACGATCTTTTCACGATAAGATTCTTCACTAACGAACTCAACACCTTCTGCGAGAGAGGCAAGCTTTTCTCTTTGTGTCTCAGCAAGACCTTCGGAAATTTCTGCAATTGCTCCATTTCTAATATAAGTTCCGAGAGTCGCATTAAGACTAACGTTTGTTTCGATTTGCTCGTTGAGTTTCTCTTCCATTTCATCTAATTTCTCGGACATTTCTCCGAGAACATCATACTTATCTTCAGGGATATCGACATAATGTTGTTCGAAGAGTCCCTTGAGACCAAGGATAAACTCTTCACTCAATTCACTGCGGAGACCAGTGTCAACCGCAAGTTGATTTTCCTTGACCCATTGTTCTGCAACGTAGTCAAGATGTGATTCAACTCTAGTTTCTACTGACTCCTTAACTTCAGCAACTTCTTGCTGAAGCTTTTCTTCAAAAGTCTTTTGAATTTTTTCTACTTCTTCAACAACCTTCGCTTTAACAGCGGCTTCAAAAATGGTTGCTGCTTTAAATTTAAACTCGTCGGAGAATTCTTCTCCTTGTAGAAGTGCTTCGACATCTTGGGTGACATCGATTGAAATTTCTTCTACTTCTTCGGTCTCTTCTTTAACACCAGATTGTCCAGGTGCGGAACCTTGAAGGGTTGGCATTGGATCTGGTGTACCACCAGTTTTATTAACCACGTTAGAAACTTTCGATGCTTTCGCAGAAACTTTCTTACCTGGACTTTCTTCAGTACCTGGTGAAGGCTTAGTTAATGGACCACCAAGATCTTCAGCAGAACCAGTCTGACCTGGTACAGTGTTATCAATCTTTGGCATAGGATCGCCGGCTTTTGCGTTAGCAGTTACCGAAGATTCTTCTAATTCAATGTTTTTATCGGACATGGTTTCTCCTCGAAGAAAATGGTATTTTCTAATAATATTTATGAAATTTTTAAGTTACAGAGAAAGCTTTCAAACATTTTTAACTTTCTTTCTGTCAAGTCGTTCATTGAAGAAGACTCGATATGGTGTTTGGCCCTTTCGAGGTCTGACTGATGCCAGATTCCATTATCCCAAACCCACTCTGCTCCTTCCATAATACCCTCAACAAAAGCATCAGGTGCGGAAGGATCTGCTACAATATCTGCAGCAGTAGAGAGCATAAAATCATCTTTAACGATATTAGTATCACCTCTCTTTTCAATAGATCCAAGTCCTCTAGAAGATACACCTAGTTTTACTCCTTCATCTAACAAATTCTTCGCGATTTTACCCATAGGGGTTTCTAGAAGTTTTGCTTTACCGATGAAGTTTTTTCCTTCGGCTCGTAATGATACGATTTTATGTGATACTCGATCTAAGTTAATGGTTGGACCATCAGGGTGACCGAGTTCACCCAAGGCCCTACCTCGCTGAATGTAGTTTTCATTATATTTAGAAACCTCACGGTCAAGAGTATCAAATGGATACATCCTACCATTACGATTTCTAATGTCAGATTGAAGAAATACTCCTTCAATGAAGTGACTTTTTTTACCGCTAGAGTCTTCGGTAATAAATTGAACGTCTATAATTTCTTCGGAGATAAGTTTCATTGTTCTGGTGTTTCCTCGGTTTCTTGTTTTTCAGGTTCTTCACTATTAACAGACGCCTCAGGAGTTTCACTCTCGGGACTAGATTCATTATCCTGATGTTGATCAGGATCAAAGAAGTGTTTCGCAATTTCTACTTTGCGAGTCTGCAATTGTTCAGAACTTTTTCCGTACAGAGCATCATAAATTTTTTCATTTGCAAAAAAATTATCTTTGCTTAGAATCGAATCAACAATTTCTTTTGATACAGTAGTCATAATAATACTCAACCTACTCTGTTATTTATCAAATGTTTCCTTTATTATAATCGGAAGATGAAATTGCAGCAGCAAAAGCACTATCTAAGTCACCTCCGCCGCCACCATTTTCCGCACCACCTTCTGCTGGAGGAAGTTGTCCACCCATCTCATCACCCATCATCGCCATAGGATCTTGAATAATTCCCAGTGATTTTTCTTTCTCTATTTGAATATCTAGCTCTTCAATTTCTTCATCTGTAAAGTGAAGAACTTGTTTACGAACATACTCAGCAGAAAAATATTTTCCAAGATATGGTTCTATCAAACCGACAGTGTTTAATCTTTCAGTTAGAAGTTCGTTATCTTTTAGTTCTGTAAAATGATTATCAAAAATATAATCATATTGAATATTTTCTTTCAATTCTTCCCAGTCGTCTAGGGTCATGATACCCTTAAGAACAAGTTGTGTCTTTAAAAGATCGTGGAATAGTTCGGAGAATTTTTTACGAAGACGACCAACAAATTTAGCAAATTTAAGTTCGTCACGAGTAATCTCATTTGATCTTCCGATTGTAAATGATGATTCTTGTTCCAATCTTGATAGAGGAATATTCAAAGACTTATAAAGTTTCTTCTGAAAATACTTGACATCTTCTAGTTCTCCAAGATTTTGTCCACCTGGTAGAGTTGTGATCTCAGTACCTCTACCGCCTTCGCGACGTGGCAACCAGAAATCTTCAAGCATACTCATATGCTTACGATCATCACGAACTTCACCCGTAGCTGAATCATATACTAATTTGTTACGATAACGGTTCATAACCTCTTTGAGGTATTGTTCCGCCTTCATCTTAGGAAGATTACCAACATCAATATAGAAAATTCTACGTTCTGGAGCGCGAGACATTCTATAGATAACCAGAGAATCTTCAATCATACGGAGTTGATTGACAGACTTAATTGCTTTGTGTAGGAATGATAAAACACTATTTCTGTTGTGATCCATCAAACCAGAACTTACAGCACATATCGCATCGTCTGCAATCTTTAACCCTTTTGCTTGAGATGATTTATATCCATGTGGGAAGTACATATAGTATTCAAGTACCTCACCATAGTCAAATTTTTCTCCTGCAGGTCCTCTTTCTACGTCTGCAAGAGTTTCTTTTTTCTTTACAACTTCTCTTACTTTTTTAATTTTGAGAGCATCGATATATCTTAATTCTTTGATTCCTTCTTTAGGATTTTCAAAGTCAATCATTTTGTGGTAGTGCATTCTACCGTCGATATACCAACGTCTAAAAATATTATGACATTTTTTATCAAAATCCAATAACTTAAGAATTAATCTAAATTCTTCTCTGACCTGTTTTTTTATTTTATCACCAACTTCTAAGTTGGACAACTCAATATTTACAGGAGCAAAATCTAAATCGCTACTAATAGATTCATTAATAATGTCATCAATAGCGTTATCACATTCTGGGTGTAGTGCTATCTCTCTATATTTTTTAATTAAATCAAAATCATTATTAGTTTTAGGAATTCCATCAATATCTACATATTGACCAAAATAGGCACCAGCCGCAACTGTGGAGGTGCCTTCATCATTATTTGGAGGAGCGGGCGAAAAAAGTTTTTCTTTCTTCTTACGCTCCTCAATTGAGAACCCAAATAACTGAGTCATAGTATAAAATCTAATCTTTCTCTATTATTTATCAAACCCCAGTATCAAGGCTTGGTTTAGAGACTTCATAGTAGTTATACTGGAATTCTACGGTGAATTCTTCAATCTGATCATTCGACTCATAAGAGAGATCGATTGCAGATAGTGAAGAAGGCCATGCATCGTAGAATTTATATCCGCGAATAACTTCCATTCCATCACGCCCCTGAGCAGTCATTGACTGAGGGGTCTTATTTGGTTTCTGTTGATCTCTACCTAATTGGAAAACCTCAAGGTCAACACAGTAACCGGGATTATCATCACCGTAACCGAGTTGTGATACATTTTCAGTTAATGCATTAATACCTCTCGACCAGGTTTCAAATGCTTTACGGATACCGAATTGACCGTCATTTACAACGGTAACAGACCATGGTTCAAATGTTCTGTCTCCAGCAACCTTAAGCATTCTACCTCTGAAAGGAACATCGATTGTTCCAATTGTCGATGCAGGTAGTTGAGCAGTTTTCACTAGGAACTCTGCTCTTTCTGTAATAACGTTTGATGAATCTACTGACTCAATGTCAGCAACTGTATTTAGCGTTGTTGGGAAGTTTAGACGAACCAAGAACAGATTGGGTCTTGCGCCGCCATTGATGAGTTTAGTCTTAAACTCCGAAATACCTCTTGCCATTTTTCTTTATCTCCTAGTGTAATTTATCGAAAGAGTACGAATTAGTTTGTAAGTTCGTTGAACGAAACACCAGTTCTAGTGGCCACAAACGTGATAGTAATATAGTTAATTGTACGAGCTGGTTTGATGAAAATTTCAGCAACTAACTCATTTCTGTCAATAACATCTGGAGAGTTGTTTGATGTGTCACAAACAACTAGGAAATCATAGATACCTCTTCTACCTTGTACACCTCTTAGATAAGGTTCGATAGCAGACCTGAATCCAGATCTTGTAAGTTCGTCATTGATCTCAAATAGTTGATACTTGGAGAAGTTTGCAATATTCTTCTCAAGTTCAATAAAGAGGCGACGAACGTTGATTCTGTCAAATGCGGAAGGAGATGCAAGAGCGGTTTTGTCGCCGAACAATACAATACCTTGACCGGGGAATGCAACGACTGGGTTGATTCTATCAGTGTAAAGTCTGTCTCTTTCCGACTGTTTTGGACTGTATGCAAGTTTTGTTGCATTACGTATTTGTCCTCTGTTGTAACCAGCAGGAGAGAACCAAGTTTCTGAATTATTGGTTGTAGAAATACAAAGACCAGCAACATCAGCAGCACATGGTACATAACGATAAACATCATTGTACTTATCGTAGATATACTTGTAACCAGAGTCAAACATCGCATAAGAAGAACTTGGTAGAGTTCTAAAGAATCCGATTACATTATCGGTCTTAACTGCAGATGAACTGGAGTTGACTACATCAGATCTTTCTGGTGAAGCAACTACAACACAATCTCTTCTACCTTCAGCAATTGCAATTAGTCTTGCAATCATTGTTGCACTCATGTGACCAGGGACTAGGAAGTCGATGTCACCAAATAGTTCTGGATCTTCAACTAGATCATAACCAGAAACTAGACCCGACTTAACTGCTGCAGCACCACTACCTGTATAGGTGTAATCTGCACCAGCCGCAAGATTTAAAGTACCAACAGAACCACCTGAGAATGAGAATAGTTTGAATGTACTTCCTTGTACGGCACCAACGTTAACGTTAGTACCAGCAGAAGTTCCCAAGAGTGTTAGTTGGTTAGCACCAGCATCACCAATTGGGTTTGTATCACCAGGATAGATATATTCTGATCCATCTGCAACTACTGTCTTATAGTAAGTAGCAGATCCTTCTGCACTCTTAGCATTTGATGCTTTAGAAGAAAAAGCGAGTGTTTCTAGAACAGTACCAGGAACTCCAGATACCGAACCACCAACATCCAACACTGCAATGTGCATTTCGTCAAACTTACCACCTACAACAGCTGCTGAAGCAGAAGTTCCAGGTTGTGGTGCAATTGAAGACCACTTTCTGTTTGTAGCAAACTCTAGTTCACCATAAACATCGTTACTTGCAATTGCAGTTATAGTCTTAAGGGTTGCATCACTTGCATCTTTAAGAACTTCGTTTCCGGTAAGTCTCTTAATACCGTTCCATAGAGTAATCTCTAGTTGATTAGTACCAACTACCTTGAAGACATTACCCTCACCACCGGTCCATTTTACATATGTTCCAGCAACTGGGAGTGCAGAACCAACACCATTTGCAACAACAGTGATGTCTGTAGCACCAACGTAGTTACCTGTTCTAGGTAGAGTTAATACATCGTCATCCGCATATCCAGAACCACCACTTGATAGTGTGATTGTAGCAGCACCGTTTGCAGCAATTACGACCGAGAATTTAGCACCCGTTCCACCACCACCAGTAGCGTCTATCGCATATGTACCAGCGGTTCTTGATGCAGTTGCACCACCGTTTGATGTTCCGTCGAAAGCAAGTACTTGTCCGGCACCTTCGCTTACTGTAACTCTTTGGTCTGCACCATGATCGACTACAACAACCGATACAGCGTTGTTAAATGATCCTGCAGTTCTTGATGCCCAAGTATAATCCTTGGTTACTGATGACTCAAAGTCATCTTTGTTTTTAATTACTAGACTTGTTGCTGAAGATGGGGATCCACCCTGTTTAATATTGGAATTTCTAAGTCCAAGATCTGTAGCGCCAGTTGGTCTAATTACTGCAACGACAGCACCATATTGAATTAGGGTTGCAGCTGCAAACCATGATTCGTAGTTATTATTATTGGGGTTGCCAAATGTTTCTACGAGTTGTCTTTCACTCGAAACGTAAGTTACCTGATCGGTAGGACCACGTTCTGCGTCGATAGCAACAACACCAATATTCTGATCAGCTACTTGAACGGTAGCTGTAAAATCCACTTCTTTAATAAGTACTCCAGGTGAAGCTAATGTCATTTCTATACCTCTATGAGATTTTTTTCTCAAAACTATTTATTTATATTGATTCTTTGGTGGGGAAACAATACATGAACCTATCACCAGTCCGGATAGTTCCAGTTTCCAATGTCCAGTTTTCTATTTTTAATTATCCTTTTCTTTGTACACTCCTTACACTCATAAGAATACGATGATGGTATATCACCTCTATCTTTTCGTATAAGATAAAACCCATCCATGAGGTCTTTTACTTTACCACAAGTTCTACATCTTCTTTGTTGAAATAATAAATGTTCTAGAGAAATTTCTTCATCTAAATCCATTACTTGTACTCCCACATATAGGACATATCTCCATACTCACTTGCTCTATTCCAAGTGTCACCCTGTTCATCTGTAAAACTATCTTCTTCACTGCCGTTTAATATAAAACCAAATGGTGCCATATCTTCTTCAATAGATTCTCTTTGATCTTCAAAAATTCTTTTTCTAACGTCATCGGAAGTAAGTTCTCTGAAATATTCTTGTACAGATAGCCATGCAAAAATAACCAAGCACATAGCAAGGTCATCATTACATCCTTCTTCTGCTTCAAATGATTGCTTTTTCTGAATAAAAGTTGTCATCTCAGCAATAATTTCATAATCACTAATCAATAATTTATCATCTTCAATCAATGCTTTTAAGTTGGAACATCCAGTTTTTTTGACTGTAGAAGTCATCTTGATACCTAACTGTGATTTATGAGAGAACCCTTGACCAACAATCTGTCCAGCTCTTCCTCTCATCGCACACATAAGAAGATTGTCATATTCAAGATCAAATTGCATGATGTCTGCAACCTGTCCACCAATGTCATTTACTTCACATAAAACAAAAGCATGGTTATAACTCATCGCAACTGGATGTATAATATTGGGGAACAACAGTGGTTTTATAGTATTGTTTTTATATTTTGCAACTACCTTATATGGAATAGTTGTGATGTCTACTACTACAAATGCTGAATAGTCATTACTGACACCTCTAGACACATCAACTGTCATTACATATTCATGTTCTGGGATAGGTAGTTCATACACATCTAAACCATTCTTTCGCTCTAATGGATCTTCATATACCATCATCCTCAATTTAGATGCGGCAATTAAGGTATCAACAGATCCTAAGAACTCACACTCAAATTCTTGCGTAAACTGACGTTGTGATGTGTTAGCAATCGTCTGCTCCTTCCAGGCAGCGTCTCTACCGGGTACTTGAGACCAATGTACTTCTGTAGTCGTATATTCGTTTTTACCCCTCTCAGCGTCATGCCAGAGTTTGTAGAACATATTCATCCCGTTAGGGGTAGAAATAATAATAACCTTAGTAGACTTACCTGAGGAGATCGTAGGATATACAGAACTAAAAAATTGTTCTGCAATGTGAGTTGGAACAAACGCAAATTCGTCCAAGAAAATAATATTAAATGACATACCTCGAACAGCAGAACTAGAGGTTGATGCTGCAAGAATCTTAGATCCGTTCTCTAGTTCTACATTACCCTTGTTCCACGCAAGGATACCATGTTGCATCCATCGCGGCAAATTCTCGTACGCTAACTGTAAACGAGATAGTAGTTCTCTTGAAGTTGATGCTTTGTTAGCAAGAATACCAATATTTACATTGTCATTAAATATGATATAATGAAGCAAGTAAGAAACAACAGTAGTAGACTTGCCAGTCTGCCTGGGTAATTTTGCAATGTTAAATCTATTCTTATGGAAACAACGTACCATTTCCTCTTGGAAATCGTACAAGTTAAATGGTACTAGACCTTCGTCTAGTGAAACAATTTTGATATAATTTCTAGCAAAATATACCGGATCTCCTTTACATTTAATAAACTCTTGAACCTGGTCAGGAGTAAACTCTATTGGGGTATTTGCTTTTTTTAAATTGGGATTGCCAAGATATACGCTATCAGTCACAAATCATACTACAACTATTATTATTTAGAGGTCACTAAATTTATCGCGCAAGTCTTCCATATGTTTTTTCTTCTCTGAATATATTCCGTCAATAAAACCAGCACGGTATTCCCATGTTTGACCACCGTCTTTACCTTTCATTGGATTAATACACTGGTCATCACCAAGCTTGTTACAAACTAAACCAGCCAGATCCATCTCACTTGAAGCGGCAATATTTCCAGTTCCTCTCCAAACGTGCTGACCATTAATCCAGGTAGCACCACATTTTTCACATTCCGTCCTTTGTAGTGTAAGGTCGGATACTTGTTTATCGTTTTCCATTAAAGTTCCTATGGTAAATGGTATAATGTATTATACTAAACTATTTAACCTAGTAGGTATTTTTTAAAAAATTTAAATTGGATTATGCAGACACAACATTATTGTCTTTATCTCGCCTTTGATATGCTGAGGGGGTTCTGGTAGTATTGTCAGAATTTCTTGCTTGATATGTTCCAGGGGTTCTTGTAGTATTATCAGACTTTCTTGCTTGATAGTTTCCATTAAAATCTTTCCACTGTCTTTCAGTCCATCCCTCATTATTATCAAAGTGCGTTACTGCATTTGATGTTGGTTGTGGATCGTCAGCAGTATTATCTTTGTCGTTTCTTACATAGTTTGTGTTAGCCATATCAGCAATTCCAAGCTCTTAGTGATTTATTGATTCTGCTATCTGGATCAGATGCAGTTTTCTTTGAAGTTAGTTTTTTCTTCATACCTTTCATTCTAGCACAAAAGGATGACCTACGGGAATTTCCAACCTTCTTGCTTGGTGCTTTAAGGTCAGATCCTGGATTTTCCTTTTCATATGATTTTCTTCCTTTTTCATTGAGGCCGCCGGACTTGTTTTTCCCTGACTTTTTTGTCCATGCTGCCCCTTCTGCGTATTGGGCATTTTCTTGTTTAGCAGTCCTCGCCGCCTTTTGGAAAGCATCCTTAGCGGGGTAGTCCTTACTACCTGACTTCGCTGGTGCTTCTCCTCTCTTTCGTTTAGCGTGAATGTTCGCATACAAACCACGCTTAGATTCAGATAATTCTTTAAACTCTCTAAAATATTTCATCATCAATAACGAGGGTTTACCATATTATTTATCATTTCCCATCTGTTTTAACATCTTTTGTAGTTCTGAAGTACTACCAACAAACATCGCATTGTTTGTAACGGTTGTTGGACCTTTCTTATCTTCATCAAGGTCTTTCATTTTTTTCTGTAAATCTACCAGTTTATCGGATATATCAGCAACGTTTTTAATGAGGTTGCCTGCTACCTCATACGCTCTAGGATGGTCCGAATTCTGTGCTACGTCTAAAATACCATTAATAGCTTCTTGACCCTTCTCTATAAGGTTATAAAGTTGTCCTCTAGTATACTCATAGTCATTGTTAACATCTTTATCTGTTTTTGTTTTTTTAATATCAATAACAGTTTCCTCTGCTTTTTCTATGGCAGATTCTACGTTAAAGGTTTTATCTAAATTTCCAAATGTGTCAGCCATATCAATAATCAGTCCAAGTTTCATTAAATCCGAAGTTGTCGTCTGGTTCTACAAAAGCATCATCTAATGTATTTACAACAGAGAAAGTTTGTGTACCGGTACCACCAGAAGTTATATCTAGTGCATATCCACGGGTAGAATTATATTTTGTTCCAGAAACTCTAAAGTTATCATTGTCAATTTTGATAATATAATATTCGTTTCCCGCAACCAATCCACCCGGTGCAGAACCACCAGTTCCTACTTTCAATGTCACAAAATCATCAGTTACATATCCGTGATTTACTAACGTAAATGTATTACTATTAATATTAATAGAAGTAACTGCAGTACCATCATTATTATAATCTTCAGTTGCTTTTGGTGTAGCACTATATCTTACATATCTAGCACCAGCATCGATCGCAGCACCAATATCAACATTAACAGTTCTGATAACATCTGCTGTAGCAACAGGACCGTATAGATAAGTTTTAGCAGTAAATGTAAGTGTGTGAATTAGTGATCTTCTTGTTCTGAAATCACCTTCATAATCATCTTGCATACCCACACTATTTAAAATAATTGGTACGTCCTTAGTTTCTTTTGTCAACTCCACTAGTTTAATACTGATATTAAACATAGGTTGAAAGAAAGGCAAAATTTGTTCTAAAATTTGAACAGAATCATTATTATTTTTGCTAATAATATTTAATTCAAAATCTAAATTATATGGAACTGGGGAGTACTGTTTATATACTGCATCAGTTGTATCAGTTTTAGGAGATGTACAAATTTGTATTGGACTTAACTTCCTAGATGAATCATACGTAATACCTTTCATTTCAAATGCAATTCTGGGTAACGTAATTTGCGTTTCTGAACGACCGTCTAGTTGTGGTTCAGCATCAATCCGAGCTAAAAACTTTTCTCTTGGTCCATACGAAAGTGGAATTTTTTGACTCTGGACAACATTACCAGAACTATCAGTTCTTCTAAGTTCAATATTATTGAATAGAGTACCAAATCCTACAATTGTTTTACGTATAATTTCGTGATAAAAATGTGTTCCTAACATTAAAAGACTCCTTGATTACCATATTCTCCGAAAGGATTGCCTTCCGTCCAATCTACAATATTGTCACC